GCGTTCTTTTGAAGGCCATGATCCGCTCATGGTTGTCAAAGGAGAGTTCTCGTCGGAAACGGCGGTCAGACAAGAGTTAGTTGAGTGGGTAATGCCAACCAACTATCCCTTCTTTGTTCCGGCGCGTTCCGATTGGAATTTGAGTGAGGTGGTGCGTTCTAGGATTCTAAAGTTCCCTCCTTTAGATCCGAAGACGCAGGACTCGGCCTGGAAGTCCTGTTTTTGGGATGATCGGTTTTTTCCGAAAACCGAAATCGTTTACGAAGATTGGGAAGCGGCTTGGTTCGGGAAGTTTACCCCCGCTAAGAGGAAGAAGTACGCTGCTGTGAGAAAGTTGGCGCCTTCGATTCTGATAGATGTGGTGAAAGATGCGGGGACTTCATTGATGGTTAAGTCTGATGAGGCGATAGCGAAGCGCGATGGCGACAGGTTGATCTGTCGTCCTCGCGCCATCGCTGTTGTCGATCCTCAGATCCAGCTGGCAGTGGGGCCCTACATTTACGCTGCCACCCAGGTGTTGAAAGATGCCTGGTGTGGAGGCTTTTGGGTGGATGGCGTGCGGCCGACATTTGGTGCAGGAAGGACGGATGAGTTCCTGACTCAATGGATGGCTAGCGCGACGTTCGACCGGAAGTCGGCCTCTGTCATAGTCGCTGGTGATGACTCTTTGGTGGTGTATCATCCTGATGAGAACACGGAAGTGTTCTTCGAAGGCGACGCGTCGATGTATGACCAAAGCCAGTCGTTCGGGCCCTTGAAGCTCGAGCACAAGGTTTTGGTCAAACTCGGCGTGCCGGCGGAGATTGTGTCTATTCTGATGCACGTCGCGATGGCCTCTTACAAGGTGAATTTTCGCGGATCCAAGACCAGGTTGTCCGTTGAGAAGAAAAATCGGCCGATACGTGATACCGGTGGACCAGATACCACGCTGGGGAATAGCGTCGTGATGATGATGGCATGGCTTACAGTCATGGATCAGCATTTCGTGGCGACAGAAGAGAGTATAACAGCTCGCTTCGCCGCTTTGGGGCTCAAGATGAAGATGAAAATCCGATCTCGGGCTACCGACGTGACATTCTTGAAGGGGTGGTGGATGTCCGGGTCTACGCTTAACAGCACAGACTTTCCCCTTTATTGGGGTCCGTTGCCGTCACGAATCTTGAAGATTGGGAAGAGTTTGCGTCCATTGACGCTGGTCTATCCACACTTGGGAGCAAGAGAAGCGGGTGAACAGTTCTTGAGAGATCAAGCAGCGAGTTTATGCCGTTTTGCGCTTCCCCCCGTTCTTAGAGAATTTTGCATCCGGTGGGTTGGAGGCAAAAGTCTCAAGTTGGACGAGGAGTGGGAGATTAGGGCCACGGGCGTGTTCTCTGATTTCGCCGCGCATGTTGACGTCTATGACGAGCAACTTCGGGAGCGTTATCAAACCAGTTTTTCGGATGAATATCGGGTGATTCAGCTCTTGCGGGCTGGAGGTGCTTACCATTTCATGATGGATGAGTACTTTCTGAGTCTCGGTTTGGTCGATTACGCTTAAGCGTGAAAGGCCGGCCTCGGTGCTCTAGTGGAGGTTGCCGAGGAAGGGTTTACCACCCAGTGAAAGAGGGGCCTTGTAAATTCAGGCGGTTCGACATCTTGACATGGGCAAGAAGAAGTTGAATCGGTTGTTGCGAGACGGCAAGATAACTCAATCGGAGTATCAACGCAGGTTGGAGCAGCAGACAAATGACAAAAAGCAAGCCATGAACTTGGGCGCGAAGGCGGTCAAGGCAGGGTTGAAAATTCGGAAGGCAGTCATTCCGGAGAACGAGCAAGACCGCATGATTAGCACCGCCTTTGGTGCCAGTCATGAGCTCTCTGCTCGGTATCTGGCGTGCCTGATGTTTCCGAAGGGTGACATGACTCGGGTTCCCGACTCGTTCATCCGGCCGACAGCGCTGGTTCGTTCGATCATGGTGATCGACGTTCCGGCGAACATCACTGCGGGTGGTTCACCCGATGATGGTCGGTTTTCGATCACTGTCAAGCCCACTCTCGGGTCCATTTCTTCCC